GATGCTTTAGAAGATGCAGATATTGCAAAATTAAATGCACTAGTGGATCAATTGGAAAAAACCTTAAAAGAGGGTGTTTCTTTTGATATTGCCAATGCATTGATGGAAAGTTTTGGTTATCAAACAGAATCTGAAGCAAGTCTAGCACAGCAAGCAGCAGTTGGCGCTGGGACTTACGGAGCTGCAAAAGGCGTTGGTAAAATGTTAGGCAAGGCTATTCCAGGTGTTGGTTTAGCATTTGGTGCCGCTGATGCATATAACCGCGCTAAAAAAGGTGACTGGGTTGGCGCTGGTATGGCTGGCGCAAGTGGTTTAGCATCATTAGTTCCAGGTATTGGTACTGCCGCATCATTAGGATTAGATGCCGCTAACCTAGCTCGCGATTACAAGCACGGTGAATTTGACGGTACTGCGCCTGCCGGTCAACCAGCAACTGTAGCAGCCGCTCCGGCTGGTACAACAATGCCACCTGGCGGTGATCCTAAAGTATTTGCTATACAACAAAAGTTAATTGCTAAAGGCGCACAAATTACTGCAGATGGCAAAATGGGTCCAAAGACTCAGGCGGCTATGCAAAAATACGGAGTAACATCTGAAACTGTAGCAGAAAATATTGCAAGTTTACGAGATCGTTTGGCAATGATTGAAGCTGAACAACATGCAGACGAAGGTGCAGCAAGCGAACTACTTGGTAAAGGAATTGAATTAGGTAAAGATGCTTGGAAGGGTGTTAAAAACTTTACTAAAGGTGCCGCAAGTCCTAATGTAACTCCGTTACCCAATGTAGGTCTTGCAAAAAATGTAAAATATAAAGGGCCAAGTTCTGCATTTAAAGCAGGTCAAGTTGTTGGTCGAAATCCAGTAAAGACAGCACTAGCTGGAGCAGCGTTAGGTACTGGAGCAGGGTTGGCATTAACGCCAGGAAGTGATAAACCAGAACCGCAACCAACACCGAATAATCCAGTTGCGCCGAATGTTATTGCACCAATGCCGCATGACGATCCGACACCAGACACAAAACCAGACACAAAACCAGACACAAAACCAGAATTAACAGCTGATCAAAAAGCATTAATTGCACAAATTCGTGAAATAATGGGTCACGATTACGGCGAAGATCAAAAGTGGGACGCTGCTGTAAGTCATGCTCAAGAAGTATTAGATCGTGCCGAAGGTGCAAGTGCATTGCAATTAGCAACTGATAGAGGTCATGCATCCGGTGCAGCTAGTGCATTGGCAATGAATGCCAATAAACCTAGGCCAAATAATATTGCCGCAATGCCGTCAGGCAATACAGCTCGCGCAGATTACGATAAATTCAAACAAGATGACGCTATAGCATCGGCTCGTGGGCAAGTTAGAAAAATGACTACTCCACAAGGCAGTGGAAACTTTATTGATCCTAAAGACGGTATTATCAAATATCGAGATCTTAGCGGAGGTGAAGGTGATCCGTTTGGTGGCGGTGGTGCCGTAAAAGAATTCCCGTACAAATGGGTTACATCAGGACAGGAAAAACCATTCTTTGATACGCTCGCAGCCGCAGGATTAAAAGTTGTTCCTATAGAAAAGAAACAATTGTTTGGTACATTCCAAGTTGCTGGTGTAGATCCTAGCAAACTAGCTGAGATCCTGGCAGATATCAAACCAGTAAAAGAAAACAATGACGAATTGGATCGTTGGTTGAAAATAGCTCGCGGTTAATTATAATGGCAGATTAATTTCTGCCATTTTCACCTCTAAAATTTTTTAGAGCTTGCATTTATAAGATAAGTAATATATAATAGGCATATACATTAGGAGATAGCATGTCAGGTCGTTCATATGGTCCAGAAGAAAAGGCAAAGTTGGAAAGATTAATTTCCGAAGGTAGTACAGTACTACGTGAAGTTGAAGATTTAACAGTAGGCTTAAAAGAAACAGTTAAAGCAGTTGCAGAAGAATTGCAAATTAAACCAAGCATTATTAATCGTGCAATTAAGATTGCACACAAAGGTGATTGGTCGGCTCATAACGAAGATTGGGCAGAAATTGAAGCTATTTTAGATATTACTAAACGTATCTAATAAGTAATAAAGAGAAAGGTTAGCAAGCCATAAATTGCATGAAGGTATTTGTCAGCCTCAAATGACAAAGGAGAAAAGAATATATGTCTTATGTAGACGCATGGTTTGACCGCGAGAACGATATCGTTAAAGTAGTTGAACGTAATAAGAAAGGTGAACGTGAGTTTCGTGACATTCCTGTCAAGCACACGTTTTACGTCAAAGACCCACGCGGCAAATTTCAATCAATATACGGAGATGCGTTAACACGTATTGTCTGTAAGAACACAAAAGAACTACGCAAAGAACAAGCCATTAATAGCGGCAAAGAATTGTTTGAAAGCGATATCAATCCAATCTTTGTAACATTAAGTGAACACTATCTTAATCAAGATGCTCCTAAGCTAAATGTAGCATTTTTTGACATTGAGGTGGACTTTGATCCGGAACGTGGCTACAGCACTCCAGAAGATGCTTTTATGCCAATTACTTCGATTGCAGTTCACCTACAATGGTTGGAAACACTTGTATGTTTTGCAGTACCTCCAAAAACATTAACTTGGGAACAAGCACACGAGGCTATCAAAGAGTTTCCTAATACAATGCTGTTTAAAACAGAAGCAGAGATGTTGGATGCATTTCTTGATCTTATTCAAGATGCAGACATATTAACTGGTTGGAACAGTGAAGGCTACGACGTTCCGTATACAGTTCATAGAGTAACTAAAGTCTTAAGTAAAGATGACACAAGACGTTTTTGTCTATTTGATCAATATCCGAAACGCCGAGAATATGAAAAGTTTGGTAGACAGTCAGTAACATACGATTTTATTGGACGAGTACATTTAGATAGTCTTGAATTGTATCGTAAGTACACATATGAAGAACGTCATAGCTATCGATTAGATGCCATTGCCGAGTACGAACTCGGTGAGCGTAAAACTCAATATGAAGGTACACTTGATCAATTATATAACAATGACTTTAAAACATTTATTGAATATAACAGACAAGATACTTCGCTACTAGATAGACTTGATAAAAAATTAAAGTTTCTAGATATTGCAAATACACTTGCTCATGAAAATACAGTATTACTACAAACAACAATGGGTGCTGTAGCTGTAACAGAGCAGGCCATTATTAACGAAAGTCATCGCAGAGGTTTTCAGGTTCCTAATCGTATTAAGAAAGATGACAGGGATGAAAATACTGCGGCTGCTGGTGCGTATGTCGCATATCCTAAAGAAGGCATTCACGATTGGATTGGATCACTAGACATTAACAGTCTGTACCCTTCGGCCATTCGTGCGCTTAACATGGGGCCAGAAACTATTGTTGGACAGTTACGTCAAACTAAAACAGAAGAATTTATCGAACTACAAATGGCTAAAGGCAAGAGTTTTGCGGCTGCGTGGGAAGGTATTTTTGGATCTTTAGAGTATACGACTGTAATGGATCAGGAGATTGGAACTGATATTACTATTGATTGGGAAAATGGAGATACTGACGTATTAAGTGCTGCAGAAGTCTATAGACTTATATACGAAAGTAATCAGCCGTGGATGCTTAGTGCTAATGGCACAATCTTTACATATGAGAAAGAAGGTATTATCCCCGGCTTGCTAAAACGTTGGTATGCTGAACGTAAGGAAATGCAGGCCAAATTAAAAGAAGCAATTAAAGCTGGCAATAAAGTTGAAGAAGAATACTGGGACAAGCGACAGTTAGTTAAAAAGATTAACTTGAACAGTTTGTATGGTGCTATTCTTAACAGTGGTTGTAGATTCTTTGATAAGCGTATCGGACAATCAACTACACTAACTGGTCGTCAGATTGTTAGACACATGGCTGGTAAGGTCAATGAGATTGTAGCCGGCGAGTATGATTATAGAGGAAAGGCAATTATATATGGTGACACTGATTCTTGTTATTTTAGTGCTTTTCGCACTTTACAGAAGGACATCGAAGCGGGATTAATTCCGTGGAGTAAAGAGACTGTGATACAGTTGTATGATCAAATAGCCGAAGAAGTTAATAGCACATTTCCTCAGTTTATGTTGAATACATTTCATTGTCCCAAATCTCGTGGAGAAGTTATTAAAGCAGGTCGTGAAATTGTTGGCTCTAAGAGTTTGTTCATTACCAAAAAACGTTATGCTGTTCTTTACTATGATAAAGAAGGCAAGCGTACAGACGTAGACGGCAAGCCAGGTAAGATAAAGGCCATGGGCTTGGACTTGAAACGTAGTGATACTCCAGAATTCATTCAGAACTTTTTAAGCGATGTTCTTGAAATGGTTCTAATGGGCAAGCCTGAACAAGAAGTCCTAGATATGATTAGTGAATTTCGTATCAGATTCAAAGTTAGGCCAGGCTGGGAGAAGGGATCTCCTAAACGTGCTAACAACATTACTGACTACCAAGCCAAGGAAGCCAAGCAGGGTAAAGCCAATATGCCAGGACATGTACGTGCAAGTATTAATTGGAATACATTGAAACGCATGTACAATGACAAGTACAGCATGGCTATCACAGACGGTGCTAAAGTTATTGTGTGTAAACTCAAACCTAATCCATTAGGATTTACATCGGTTGCATATCCTGTAGATGAGTTACGTTTGCCACAGTGGTTTAAAGAATTGCCTTTTGATCATGCTGAGATGGAACAGACTATTATTGATAATAAGTTAGATAACTTGATCGGAGTACTGAACTGG